GATGCAGTGTATAAGCTTGTAAACATCATTACGACTATTGACGGTGTACGATACTATCTCGTGTTTGATATGTGGACAAAGACATGGCTACGATTCTCTAAGTGGACAGCTAATAAGACATTATACCCTTGGCGAGCCTTTCACACGCATGAAGACGATGAAAACTTTATGTCAAAGTCGTATGCTGATGATATATACCCTACAGCAGAGGCGATCTTGGCTTTGTTTAACCAAGAGCTTACTAACCGAGAGAAGCGTAACTTTGGCGCCCGTGCATACGATAAGGATATGTTTAAAGATGTGCGCAAGCTTGATGAGGCAATGTTTAGGCCAGATGCACTTGTTCCTGCTGATACCAATAACGGTACACGTCGTATCTCTGAAGGTGTGTATGAGTTCAAAGTTGGCGAACTAGCCGGTACAGTTAATCTTATTGACTGGATGTCGGGTACCATTGGACGAAGCACAGGTGCTACTGATCTAGCAATGGGTGGAGTACAAGAGGTATCTAAGAAGGCATCAGTTACTTTTGCGGAACAAAAGTCTATTTCTAAGCGTATTGGCTGGGGATCTAAGCCATTCCAAGACATGATGGCAGGACTTGGTAAGTTGTATCTATTCGGACTTAAGGATCATATGCCTGCTCGAATGGCTATCCGAGTACTCGGAGATGCTGGCTGGGATTGGGATGAAATCACTCGAATGGACCTTAACACTACAAAGGACCTTGATATTCTTGTGGTTGCATCAGATCAGAAGATACAAGAGAGTGAAGCTAAGGCAAAGCGACGTGCAGAGGCCCTTAATCTCCTTATGCAGAGCCCTAATATCAACCCACTCAAGCGAGATGAGGAGATATTACGCTCTATTGGTGGCTATGAAGAAGATGAAATTGCTGAGTTCTTGGATGTTAAAACATATGCTGATAAGAAGTCAGTAGCTAAGGCAGCAGAGTCTATCCAGAAGATACTACGTAACGAGAAAGTGAATGTATGGCATGGAGCTACAGCAGCTTTTGTTAAGAAGATTGTTACATACGCTCGTGATAAGCAGTCAACTCTACCACTTCCTAAGTTTCAAGCTCTTATTAAGTACGCAATGGCACATACAGAGATCGTTAAGAAGAATATTGATCAGCAAGTACTTGAGGATTCTATTACCCAAACAAAAAACACCCTAAATATACAAACAAATATTTCACCAAACAACAAAATTCCTAAGACAGCCACAGAAATGGCTAATAGTGTACCAGGATCTTTACAGCGTTCTCAAAATATAGGTAACGCAATGGTCGAATAATATGGATAAAATAAAGAAACTTAGAGAAATATTCTTAGCGCAAGATGTTGACGATGAAACACGTCAAGAAAACTTGCAGGACATTATTGATTTCGAAAAATCATTAGCATTAAATAATGCACGAGTAGAATGGCTTAAGCAAGATATTTCCCAAGAGCTTATTAAGACACTTAAGGCATTTATTCATAAAGTTACTCGTACATTAGGCACAAACTCTGATCTTTTAGAGGAAGACAGACGGCTATTATTTGCAAAAAGAATGGCTGGTTTGTGGCTTTTGACGGTCGTACAAGGCAACCCAGAAGAAGAAATTAAAAACATTGAGCACGAAATTGACAAGGCTCTTGAAAACGTGGATAATTAAATTATAATAACAACACATATATGGCACGACAGCGAGCACAAAAAGTAGAAGTTGAAGAAACAGTAGCACCAGTTACTGTAGAAGAGACAGCGACACCAGTTGAGTCTTTGGTAGAGGAAGCAGTGAACGTTGAAGAAACAGAAGCAGACGAAGTTACAGTTTCATACCGAGGATATACACGAGTATATACACGAAAGGAACACGGAGATGACTTTCAGAAGCTTGCAAAGTCATTTGCTGGCAAGGTAAACGGAACATTGGTTTAGTTTCTTTTTAGAGGGCTCTATTGAGCCTTCAATAAAAGACATTAAGTCTTTTCCCTGAGCTACGAGGCATTACTGTGGCATCGTTATAGGACGTTAAAACCTATTTCTCGCGGTACGAGATTATAAAAAACCATTATGTCAATGGACGAAGCAGCTTACAAAAAGTATTTATCTGAAAACGGTATTGAAGTTGAAGAAGATACTACAGTAGCTCAACAAGTGGAGACAAAACCAGATGTAGACAAGGATGTTGATGAGGAGTCAGACGATACTAAATCGGAAGATACTCAGGAAACAACCAAGCCTAAGCAAAAAGAGGCACCTAAAAAAGATAGTATCTATACTGAGTACAAGAACAAAAAGCGCGCCCTTCGAGAGAAGGAGGAGGAAGTTCAAACTATTTCAGAAAAAAATACTATTCTTGAGAAAGAGCTACAGGAGAAGAATGCTAAGATTGCTGAACTTCAACAGTTAGCAAGCAAAGCAACGACATCTGTAGAAAAACAGGAAGTAAAGGATGGAATTGAGGCTCTTGCAGAAGAGTATAACCTTGATAGATCTTTTCTTAACAAATTGAGTTCTGAATTGCTTAAGAAAGTTAAGCCAGCAGAAACTCAAACCATTGACCCTGAATACACTTCAAAAGTTAAGCAAATTGTGGATACACAAGAGTTTAACAATGAATTTGAAGAAACTCTGCCATTTATTGAGGAGACTTTTGGAAAACTTAGCAAAGACGATGTTAAGAACCTACGTACCGAACTCGATAAGCTTGCACATTCAAAAGGTTTTAACGACAAAGATTTAGATTATATTATCTTTAAGAATCGTTCTCAATTAAGTTCAATTATTACTCCTAAAAAGAGAGGTATTGAGACACGAACACAGAACGAGGAGAAGTCGGTTGATGAAGAGTCAACAATTGATTTTAATCAAGTACCAGACTTTGATAATATGACTGAAGCACAAGTTAAAGCATGGGAAACTGAATATAAAAAGCTTAAGAGCAATACAAAGGGCCTAACAACCGGAGCTAACGGAAAAAAGTACTTTATATAAAATAAATGGTTAGGTGTCATTAAAATTTTAAATAATTTAAATGGCAGCAAATCCTAACACAATGACATTCAAGACGGTATTCTCATCAGAATACCAGATGTCACACTTCAAAGAGCCTGTATATCCTATTTTGGGAGATACTCGCCTTGAAAGTGATCTTACAAAAGGTCAGACTATCGCACGATCATATGCTTCAGATGTTGTAGCAAATGATATGGGTGGTGATGGTGCTTACTCAACACAAGCTATTGTAGATACACAAGAAACTCTTGTTATCAACAAGGAAAAGGAAGCTTCAATCTACGTTAAGAAACTTGATCTTCTTCAGGCACATCTTGATGTTAAGATGAAGTATTCTCGAAAGCTTGTTAATGCTCTTATCAACCAGATTGATGGAGATGTGTTGCTTGCAGCATATCAGGGAGCAGGTGTTGCGTTTGATGATGGTAGTTTTGGTGGAACATCAGGAAACGGCTTTACAGTTACAGCAAGTAACGTAGCTATCCTTTTCACAAAGGCTATGGAAGGTCTACGCCTTAATAACACTGTTTATAACAAGCGTTTCCAGGCTGGTACTTCTATGAAGCTTGAAGTTCCTGAAGGTACTCCAATTGCAGTAGTTCCTCCACAGGTTCTTACAGCAATCGAACTTTACCTCGGAGGCAAGGATACTCTTCTTGGCGACGAAGTAAGTCGAAATGGATACTCAGGTTACTTTAACGGTTTCAACATCTTCATGAGCAATGCTTTGCCATGGACAGGATCACTTGCTTTGGCAACAAACCCAACAGCAGGAGATACAGTTACTGTTAATGGTGTTACATGGACATTCCGTGCAACTCCATCAGTAGCAGGTGAAATTGATATTGGTGCTGATGCAGATGCTACACGATTATTGCTTGTAGCAGCTATCAACGGTACAGGTACACAAAACACAGCTACAACATACTTTGAAGTTTCAGCAGCAGATCGCCGAAAGCTTAAGAACATTACAGCAACAGACAACGCTACACCTAACACAATGACAATTGTTGCTAGTGGTACTGGAACAGTTCCTGTTTCTGAGACACTTTCAGCAGCTGCAGACGTATGGACAACTGGCCTCCAGAAGACATACGGTATCTTCGGTCTTTCAAAGTCAGTTTCAGTTGTTGTGCAGAAGAATCCATCTCTTGAAGAAAACTTTGTTTCAGGAAAGATTGGACGAGACTTTATCGCATGGACAGCTTACGGAATCAAGGTGTTTGCTGATCAATCACCAATGCTCGTTTCTATCGCATTGGCTTCATCTACATACACAGGCTCATCAACTGTAGTTCGATAATACTAGCTAATTAAAAACCACTATGATCAACTTTGCTAAAATAGCAGGACTTGTAATTGTTGGGATTGTAGTTGGCCTAGTAATTGCCGGTTTGACAACACAGAATAATGTCGGAGGTATTTATAACAACGTAACAAATGAGTTCTACTCAGGCGTACGTGTTGGTACAAACCCTAAGACACTTAAGGAAGTTGGAACATGTCAGCTGATTGGTACAGACGCATCACAGCCAGCATCTTCAACACGTCCTTATGACTGTATTGTTGCAAATGCACAAAGTGGAGATTTCGTTATGGCAGAGCTTTCTCGAGGAACTACTTTAACCTCATTAGGTTGGAGTGTGATCGGTGCTCAAGCTTCTACAACAAACGGATACATCACGGTGCTCATTGCTAACCAGACTGGTGGTGCACGAACTCCATCAACTGATGCAGTAGGTTCAAGTACACCGTACTTTGTTATCAGCAGTCGATAACATTTACTTGTCTCACTCTCTCGCTAATTAACTGGCGGGAGTGATGAGACTGGTAACATTAAAAATAATTAAATTATCATGAAACGCCCAGAAACAAGAAAATTGATTGATGCAGTAACAGCAACAACAACATCAGATGTGTTTTCGTTAGAGTGTGCAAAGAGAGTGTCATTCCAATTTACACGTGCAGATCACTCTGCCGGATCATCAGCATTTAGTGTAGAAGTTTCTATAGACGGTATTAACTATGTAACTTATAATAAACTCATAAGCAACGTAACAAATACCAACGCTCAGACACTTACTCGAGTTGCTTCAGTATCGCTTGCGTCAAATACATCGACAATGGCTTCGATGGATTTACAGCACGATCATTATAAATACGCTCGTGTTACAGTAACCGAAACAACAGACGGTACACATTCTGCTACTGCATACATAGAGTACGAAAACTAGCTATGGAAAAGTATTGTGAAAAATGTAATCAAAAATTCACAATAGCAATGTATCGAAGAGATACTGCAAAATTTTGTTCTATGAGTTGTTCTGCAAAATCAAGAGTTGGTTCAAAAGGCCGTAATTGGAAAGGAGGAAAAAAAAGAATTTGTACTGAATGTAACATAGCTGAAGTAAGTTACTATGCTATAAGATGTAGAAAATGCAACGATTCTTTTTCTTGTGGAAGAAATAACCCGTTTTGGGGAAGAAGACATACAAAGGAAACACTTGTAAAAATCTCACAAAATAATAAAATGAAGG